ACCGCTGTTACTGCTCCCATTGTATCCGTACCCGCAGCAGCACTTACTCTATACTCAAAGGCAATAGCATCAGCAGAGGTTGCCGTTGATGCCGTATCTTCTGCCATTGTTAAAGTAAAGTCAGCCACTGCCAAGTCGCCTAGAGCGATTATGAAGTCCACCTGATTGAATAACCCCATATTGATACCAGCGATTGTAGTTGTGGCTGATATTTGAGCAGGGGCTAACAGGGGAACTATGTGTATTCGTTCACCAAGATTTCTTTTACCCATTATATTTTACCTCCGTATTTTAGTTTAAAAGAGGGAGGCTAAAATAAGCCCCCCTCGAATTTTACTTATGCCCTTTCGGCAAGATTAACGAATGGCGACTGAGTATTCCCACCATTGAACGGGGTGAGAGCAGTCTTCCACCATGGTTGACCATCTACACGATAGACAAACCTGAAAGCAGTCTCATCGTTAACGAATTTCACATGAATTGAGGAGGCAGACTGTAATCCGCCCTTATCAATCATGATGTATTGAGAAAGGTCAGCCAAAAGTATATCGCCAACATCGCCTACATTGTCGCATTGCTCAGTTGGTAGAACAGGCCTGCCCATAAGAGTTCCGTATGGTGCGCCTGAGATTCCACCAGCAGGCATGTAGACAGGAATCCCACCTGTGCCTACCGCCATAGACATTGAGAATAACTGAGGCTCAACATCCTGGCTGATTAACCAAACAGCGTTGGTTCGGCTGGGTGCGTAGAACCGTGCCCACATCTTGATGATGTTCTCAAAGAGCACCGTATCCGCAGCCTGTCCTGTTTCTTTAGCAACTGAGATAACACAAGGTGCATTTTCAATTCCCAAAGGCTTACCAGCGCCATCTCCGTTCAGGATAGCATCAACCAATTTGAAGTCAAACTCTTTGGCAAATGCCATTTTTATCCAGGTCTCAAGAGCGGAAGCATCTTGTAAGAGTTCATCGGTTACATAGCACAATCCGATTAGTTTCTTAAGTTCCAAGCTAATCTGGTCGAATGCTGGCTGAGAGGCAGTTTTAGTGCCAGCTTCAGCCGACCAGTATGCCCTGACTCCGCCGAATCTTGAACCATCGGCTCTTGAAGATTCTGCAACCGCTGGTATCTTAAGGGCGTTAGAGTTGGCTGAAATCGGTATGCGAGTAACACGAGAAACCACACTTGAATCAGTATATACCTTTTCTAAAAGCGAGGTGGCAAAGTCGGTCTGGACTAAAAACCCACCCTCACTTGGCTGTCCCTCTGAAAGTCCCGTAGGTGCTTTTAGTCTGGGGTCGACTTTCATGCCACTGGACATCTCGAAGTCTTTAACCGCCATAAGCTGTTCCCCAAGAGATTTCCAGGGCTGGTCGCCAGCATCTTTAGTAACCTTGACCTCCTCCGTGTCACCAGGAATAAACCTCCGTCCTGGTTTCTGTAGTTTTTCTACTGCCTCGTTGGCAGCTCTTGCCGCTATTTCGGCTATGTTTTCTTCTGTTAAAGTTCCCATATTATTACCTCCTATGATAATTTCCCCTGAGCTTTGCGTATTACGCTGGTGATAGTTTTACTCACTACCTCGTTTATCTCCTCAAGAGTTAGCTCAGGTATACTCTTGGGTGCGTCATGTTCGGCTGAATCGAGAATCTGTTGAGCTAAAGTTTTTATCTGCTCAAGTCTGTCTTTGTTTTTCTGATTCAAAACCGCACCAATCTTTGATTGGATTGATTCGGGCATGTCGTCTAATGTTTCCACCAAGCCCCATAAGATTGTCGCATCGTCAATTCCTATGGAATCTATAATGGACTTCACATAGTCTATTTCGTCTCTTAATTCCTCTTGTGTAAATAGCTTTTTATCAGGCTTGTCCAGAATGAGAGGAAAGTCAGGGTCGAGAACGATAAGGTTTTTACTATGCTCCTTCACCCATTCTTCGGCAGAGGACATTGTCCAGCCATATTCCTTTTCTTTAGAGAACAGATAGGTGATGTTTACCTTATCTTCCCCGCAATATAACGCTTTAATACCTTTTTCTTTAGATATATCTATGGTGCGTATCCTATGTCCTTCATGCTTACCTTCTTCCCCAGGGACAGGGACTCGGTAGTATTCCTCAGTCTCTTCTGGTTTGGTGATTGAGCATTCAAGGTCATCACACAATTCAAGAACAACAGGGTCAACTGACTTTGCCCTCACACCTTGAATGGCGTCTCTATTTGATGGAACGACAACCTGTGAGATTTCCAGAAGCTCGACTTCCTTATAGGTTCGGCGTGGACTCTTTTCATCTTCACCTTCGTCATAGGCTAAAGGAATGAATCCCACTGAAAAGGCAGCCATGCCCTTCTGTGCTAAATTGAATGCCCAATCTGCCTCCTCGTTTCCTTCGTTGATGTAATAATGAGGCTGCGCCATAAGTCCTTCGTCAGATAACTTCAATTTCTTAAACTCCCCAATCTGCTTTCTTAAATCTCCATAGTTATGAGACGATAAGAGAATGGGTCGCTTTTTGAACTTAGGCAAGGTCTTTTTCCACGCCTCAATTTCGATGATTTCATTGTCCCTGTCCATTGAAGCAGTAGAAACAGGAATGAGCATAGAAATCAGCCCTGCGTCTACATCAATCTCCTTTACCTCTGCTCTAAAGGTTTTATATTGTATTTCTTCTGTCATAAAATACCTCCTATGTGCTTAACCAGACGCAACGACAATCTGGGTGAGCAGGTAACATGCCATGCGTTTCTTTGACTGGGAATGTTTCCCCATGATATGGTTCGCATATCTCACAAGTCCGCCCATCCAACGCCGTATACCATTCCACAGTATCAACTCCCAGCTCCTCATAAGCCTGTAAATTGCCTTCATTCGAGGCAGCTAATACCTCAGTCCTTGCTACCATTTTTGACCTGATACGATTAGCCTTTGTATAGTATTCCTCTATCCGCTTGGTTATCTTGGAAATAGATTCTCCTTCAGCAAAGCCCTCAGCTAATACAGGCCGTAACTGCTCAATAGTAGTGCCGTTTAACAATTTGGCTAAAGTCAATGACCTTGTGGCTATCCATTCCAACGCCCTGGGATTCAATAATTTTGTCTTATGGGGTGGAGTTGGCTCCGTTCCTTCAGTAACATCTTCCACTGCCGATTCATAGACATGAGCTATCAATGGTTTGAAAGACCTCTCGAATTCTTCATTAGCTTCAGCCTCGTTAAATAATGCGCCTTCTGCGGTATAAGTGCGTTTCAAATTGGCAATGACTTCTTTTTCCTGTTCCTCAAATAGAGTTTTGATTAGCCTGATGAAGGGCCGCTCTTGTGCCTCCGTTTTTGCCTTTATACCCAGCCAGTAAAGTTCCTTCTGCTCATCGCTCCAGCGGTTAGTAGGTAGTAATTTTGACTGCGATTGCGGTAATTTATACTGCTTGGCTTTCTCTGGCATGATGTTAAACGACATTAAATAAGTCCCACCTTTCATATCATCAGGACTATAACCTAACAACTCTTGGGCGAATTCCCTTGTGTAGATACCAGCAGTAACCATTTGCTGGCATTCAGTTACTAACGCTGTCCTATCCTCCGAAACAGGGGAGTGATAGCCAAATTCCAGCGCATCGTCAAATAACGGACATAGCTGCTCATTTAGAGCCTCTCGTATCCGAGTGAGTGCTGGCTTGATTGTGTATTTAGCAAAGATATATTCATCTGCTTCTGCACGAGCACGGCTACCTATTTCAGAAGCCCCCATAAGAGAATCGGGAATGTGATAAGCTGCCAAAATAGACTTCTTATTAGCATTGCGGAGGTTACCAAAATCCATGTCCTTTGGATTTAGTGCTATCGTATTTGCCTTAGCACCACCCCATAAGAACGCAGGTCGGCGAGCATTTCGCCACCCTTGATGCGTCTCTAAAAACTCATCTCGTAATCTTTTCCTTTCCTCTGCAGGAGGTAGGTCGGGAAACTCTAAAATCAGCCCTGGTGTGGCATCATTGAAAAATAATCTCTGCTGATAACGAGAGGCGTAGTATTCAGAATCAATATCCATGGATACTGAACCTGCTGCGCCTGTCCCTCTATATGGATTGGCAGGATTCGGATCCATGATGTGGATGACTTCTGGAATCTCTAATCTCTCAACTTGTGTCCCTCTGCGGAATTCATAATGAGAAATATAAGTATCCTTAGAAGGTATGATGTGCATATACCCGGGAGGAGCAAGCCACATCTCTGCAGGAATATTTAATTTATTATAATTAAGAACGATAAATGCCTCTCCTACTAATCCGACGTAAGACTGCAAAAGAAGCATGAATTGGTATCTCGTTTGGAAAGGGTTACAATGGTCGAATAAATCTATAATCGGGTGTTCGTCTATTTCGATTAACTCCTTACGGGATTTTTTCTGGTATAGAATCCAGTTAGCATCAGCCACAGAGTTAGATATTAAGGACACAGCACCGAATAACCAACCTACCTGTCCATAGATTTCCAGATACCTCTGGTAATTCCAGCCTGGGGGTATAGCAAACTCTGAAATATACGACCCGCCGAGTTTATAGCCGAGTAGCCTCTTAAAAGCATTTTTAATGTTCATCTACTAAACCTCGAAGGCATAAACCCTCCCTGATGCTTTACCGATAACTCCGTATCTCCGTGCATCCATAAGGTGCGAATATAAATGCGTTGTCTTTTCCGTCAATTTGCTATCCTTGTCAGGTATGTATCTAAAATTCCTCTGCTCCTTGATTCCATTTAGAGAGTCCTTAGTCCAGTATTGCTTTAATTGCCGTATCTTCTGATGCCCAAATTCTACGCTGTCCGCCCCTTTAGGAGCAGGCTTAACATTGAACCCCATTCTGCATAATTCCTCTATGGACTTCGGCTCAGACGAATCGGCAAAGATTTCGTCATATCCCTTTCTAACACCTCTCTCCTCCATTAGTCTGCCCAAGTCCTGATTAGTTAGATTAGTCCCGTATATCAATTCTTGAGAATAGAGTTCATCTCCTATGATGACATTTCTAACTAATCCCGCAGGGTCTCCCGAGAAGCCAAAATCCAAGCCGAGATGCGAATCGCCTTCTGGGAGTTTATCTACTTGCTCAAAATAGGGATAGACTAATCCCTCAATTCTACCTAACTTCCCCTCAAGATAGATATTCGCCCAGTTAGGGTCTCGCTTGCCCATCTCCAGAATGTTTCTAATAATCTCTGGAGGTGTTACCTTCAAAGAGTCCTTATAGGTAGCGTGGATATACTCACTATCAGGGGAATCGTGCAGATTATATTCATGAAAGAAGAACTCCGAAACAGGATTCCAATCTGCTATGGTGCAT